GCCCTTAACAACACCATTCCAAAATTTATCATCAGTTGTTTTGCCGGGCAGTCTAGCCAAACGATCTTTCCAATACGGATCATCAAGGACACCGTAATGGCGCTCCAAAAATTCACTAGCCATTTTTTCGCCGTGAATTTTGTAATCAAATGGATTTTTTGCCTGCACATGAACAGGATAAACAGAAGCGCCGTCAAATATAGGATTTGCATAGCCAGAGGCAAACTTCGGCGATTTACTTGCCCAAATTAAGCCAGTCACATCTGACGGATTGAATTCACGGATGTCGGCATTGGTGCCGTGATACACGGTCTTCGGACTGCCGTCCTCGTTCGTTACTTTGCTATCGCCAAACCACTTTCGGTGGTTTTCATTCACAAAGCCGCCCTTCGCCTGCAGCGCCTGCCGCATCTGCGCAATAGTGGGCTCTTTCTTCTTCGCCATGGCAGTCCTCAATGATCCTTCCGATTATCCCCTGTCCATTGAATGTGGTCTACCGGGGGTGGCATTAGAGCCTGCTGCATCGCGTCAATACACTCAGCACAGATGCGGATGTACCGGCTGTTCTCCCTGCCGCGCTTGGTATTGCGACTAGAAGCATGTTCCGGGAACCATATATCAATTAATGGAGTGCTCCGGTGCCCACATATATGGCACCAGTCATGCGATGGGTGAATGCTAATTGTTGCCATGTCCGATCTCCCTGTGTGATAACGCTTACCGGCTTCTCATCGCCCGGGACTCCATCGCTTCCTCTTCATGCTTCCTCCACCGTATCCAGTCTCGCAGGAATTGCACCGTCTGCTGTTCCCAGACATCGTTCCCGGGCACAACCGCCACCTCGAAGCGGTTCCGCCCCAGCGTCACCCTGACGCCGTCGTGATACACCACCTTGTGGTAGTCCTCAGCATCATCGAACTCGTCCATGGCGTCACTCCTACGCGGCATACGGGTTTTCGCGGCCGCGGGCGTTGAATATCTCAGCGTCTGTGATGTCTTCCTGCTCGATGTCGTCCCGCGGCGGAGCGTCAATGCTGATCCACCCGGCATCCCTCAAGTACCGCAGCCCCTGACTCATGCAGTCCACATACTCGTCGTGTACCGTTCCCTCCGGGAAGCTGCATATCTGGCTCACCATGCCCTCCGCCCAGTCGCGGACGAACCCGGCCCTCTTGCCGCTCTCCGGCACCCACACGCGGCCGGCCTTGATGATGTTCGCCACGATGCTCAGGCGCTGCACCTTGTCGGCTCGCCCGGGGTTGTAGGCGTGAACAGGCAAGTGCGCCCGCTGCAAGTCCTGTATCAGGCTGATGCCGGCGCTCTTGTCCTCGACCAGCACTAAGTCCACCAACTTGCGGTCGCGGCCCTCGCCGTACACCGTCTCATACTCGCTGATCACCTTCGGGCGCAGGTCCGGGTACTGTAAGTGCTCATTCCAGCAATCCAGCACCATCACGCTCATTCCGCCGTCCAGCGGCTTGAACACGCCCAGCGTGATGCATCCAGATGGATCGTTGATCGTCTTGTCACTGGTCGCGCAGTCATAGCTCTGCACGATGAACTCAAGCTTCGGGAACGACTTCTGAGACGGCCACAGGCGGAACCAGTTCCTCTTGACGATGCCCCCTTCCTCGGGATCGATGATCTCGGCGTGTATCTCCTGCCGGCCGAGATTCGTCCCCTCGTACTGAAGGATCTGGCGCTGGAATGATGGCGCGAGGTTGCCTACGTTGACGTAGGTGGACGCCTTGGTGACCACCACGTCATCGCCCTCGCGGCCCAGTAACTCGATGATCAGCGGCTTCGGCTTCGGCGTCGTGGACGCAATGATGCGCGTGCGGGCTCCCAGACGCACCGCGAACATAATCATGTCCCAGCTATCCTGCAGGTACTCCCACGCGGCAAGCTCATCCAGCCAAGCCCCGTGCCACTGACCGCCGCGGAAGCGCTCAGGCTCACTCGCCGGGATGCCCTTGATAAACGCCCCATTGACCAGCTTGATCTCGTGCAGCGACTTGTTGTAGTCCGCCACGAGCACTGGCGGAATCACTGAGAGCAATCCTGAGTCACCCTCTATGCACGTTCCGCGGATGTCACCACTGGTTGGAGCCGATACCAGCCATCTGCTGTTCGGCATCTCACTGGCCCATGTCGCCAGCGTCATCGCGGATGCATGCGTCTTACCGGCGCCGCGGCCAGCCAGCATCAGCCAGATGCTCCACCAGTCTCCCGGTGGCTCGACCTGATGGTCATGCGCCTTGTGCTGCCATCCTAATTGCCACGTCAGTATTGCCTGCTGCGTCGGGGTGAGCTTGGCGAACTGCTCCCGCAGCGCATCCTCATCGGCAAGGAACTCGTCTAGAGCCCCCATTACTTCTCCCCATAAGCCTTCGACTGCCGATCCATCCTGATCGCCCTCAAAAGTTCCCCGAACACGTTCATGTGTACGTCAACCTCTAGCGGGTTCTCCTTATCCCCCGCCAACTCCGTTCGGGCTAACTTCGGGATGTGGTACTCCACCACACTCTGAAACATATCGAACGCCTTCGCCGGGTTCGGAGGCACCACATACTTCTCCTCCCCCGTCTCTGGGTCTTCTGCCTTTACTCCATTGGCTACGCTATCCAGCCACTCAGTGAGCCTGTGAGCGTTTCCATCAACGAATAAGGCTATGGCCTCACGAGCGTTGGCTGTCGCCTTGTTGGGGCTTCCTGCAGGCCTTCCCGGCCCTTTCTTCGGGAGGTTACTCATACCTTCCTCCCATATCTTCAGTTATTTTATTTGGGATGTTAGTGATAGCTAACTTGATGTCGGTCATATCTCAGTCCTCTTCGCGCAATCGTTTCAGCGCATATAGGACTGGAGTGTAACCCCATGGTTATTCCTTCGGCAATGTTGACCACCCATCTTCTGGCGCCGGGGTGGTCTCTTTCATCGTCAGGAAGTCGTCAGGAGTAATTGAATTACTGTCCGGGCTGGGAGTAATTGAATTACTCGTTTTGCGGTAGGGCAGGCTCGATCCCATGGATTCCATCCAGCATATCTGACACCAAGCTCCCTCGTGGCCCGGGATGCTGCTGACAATTGCGTATTCGTGCTCCCCGTGTTTCGGGCAGATCACTGTGAGTTGTTGGTCGATCATTCGTAGTCCGCCTTTAGGATTCTGTCTTCTGCCCAGCGCCGCCATGTTTTGAGTTCGGCGTTTTCCTCCTTCAGCCGCTCGATCAGCCCCTTCTGGTGCTGCATGATCGACTGGGCTCGCTCGATCCAGTCCCTGACATCCTGCGGCATTGTGTATGTGGGCTCTGAGACGGTTTTGCGTGCCGGAGGTGCTTTGGCCCGGGCAGCAGGCTTTTTTGCCGCCACGGCCCGGGTTTTGGCCTTTGCGGTCGCTTTGGGGGCGGTCACGCCTCCTCCACCGTGATTTTGTACTGCTTGCCGTTCCGATCCTCCACAAGGACCGTCTTTTTGGTGGAGCGGTATGCCCCGTCATCATCCACGTCAAACTGAATCCGGCCGACGCTGGACAGCAGGCGCTCGGCGTCATTCGCCTTCAACTCTTTCGAGATGATGTGAGCGATGTAGTCGCAATACGCGACCGACGGGGTTTTGAATGCCGGGTGGGAAAAGAATTGATCCATGGCTTGATTCATGTTGTTGAAGATGTCGTTCATGTTAGTTCTCCCTATTGGTATTAATGGTTCACAGCCAGCCGTATTTGCCGGCGCAGATCGGGCCAATGCCGCGGTCGATTGAGTCAGGATCGCTCAACTCCCGGGCACAGATGGAACAGGAGCCGAATTCCTTGCCATATGCCACAGCGGCAGCATGAGGATCAGCCGCGGCCGCGATGATGTCTGCAGCACGCTTCTCGCCACACTCCCGGGAAGCAAAGAGCCGGCCGTTCAGCACCTTGCCAAGGTACTCGCCGTTTACGTCCTTCACATATACCGCGCCCGGGTTCTTGCCAGTCTCCGGAGCCGGCGAGAACTTGAACGTCGCCAGCCGCACGCCGATGCGCTTCAGACCGTTCATACGGGCAGTAGCAAACGCCTCCTCGATCTTGGATACATCGGCAACCGGCGCCTCTACTGCAGCCTGCTGCACACGCGCCGCGGACTTCTCCATGGCGCGACGGACCGCAGCCAACTGATTCTCGGTGAGAGAGCCCCACTTGTCGAATGCCTGCAGCAAAGAATCGGCAAAGTCCCACCGGCCTTGGCGTGCGTCCAGAAACGCGAACTCCTGAGCATGATCGTCACGGTACTGCTGGCGAGTCCGGGCAACGCGCTCCGCAGCCTGCTCGCGACGGTGCGCACGATCCTCGCTGCTGCTCTTGAACACTCGATAACCAACGCCCTTGCATGCGAAGCACTCGCCACCAGAATATCCGCCCCA